GCCCGCCATAACCGTGAGCCCTGCTGGGCTTGTGGCTTTAGCCATAATGAACTGAAACTTTTGTGCTCGAGTTTCAAGGGCTTTAAATTGCTTGATTGCGTCTTGTATGCCCTGCTTTTGGAACGTTGAAATAATTGGAATGTTGATAGCCATTAGCGACCCCTGTTAATTACCTGTCGGGCTAATAAGCGTTGTGCTTCCAATTCTGCACGTTTTACGATCGGTATGCAGTTACGTGTGACTTCGTCTTGTGTTTCTTCGGCTGCTGGCCACATGGCACGTGACGCTTTACGCCAACGGTCATTAAGGTTTTTAACCATAAGGTCACCACGCACTGTGCTTGGTTCGCCTCGACGGCCAGCCATGTCAAACACTGCTAACCCACGACCTGTTGCTTGCACAACGATTGCCCCAACGTTGTCGTACACCATGCCACGTTCAATTGTTTTGGGTCGCACTCGACGTGTGTTTATTCTTAATTTTATTCGGCGGTCTTCTTTTTCGCCGTCCCACAACGGTTTGCCTTTCCAATTACGTTCCCAACCTGACAAAGGCGGCTGACTAGGCACGTTGGCTTTGGCTGCTTCAACGGTCGGTTGCACAGCTTCTTTAAACTCATTGTTGAATTGTTTGCGTAACGTTGAGTCAAACTTGTTCAACACTTTCAATGTTTCTTTTACGCCCTCAATTTTCGGTGGGCTGGTTTTAGCAATCGTTTTAGCCACGGTTGCGTTCCTCTAGGACACGAACGACCGTCATTAACTCGGGGTGCTCAAAGTCCACGTTTGGAGGCCAGTACCCGGTAGCCACGACAACCTGCGCTAGGAGGTAGCCGACGCTGCCGGGTCGGTAGGGTTTCGGTCGTCTGCCTCAACGATCTCTGGCATGTTTTCTAGCTGGTCAATGAACTGGTCCAGGGTTGCTGGTACAACTATGCCAGCCTGGCGTGTTGCTTCATACGCAAAATAGGCGAGGTCTTCTGCGCCTATGCCGTCACCAATTTGTGAGATTTTGCGCCGATACAAACGCTCCCATTTTACCAAAGTTGCCAAATTGGTTTGTACCTGGCGTGAGTCGCCGTCAATGGTGCGGTAGGCAAGGGTCAGTCTCAAGGGTTTGTCCTTTCGTCGGGCAAGGCTCCGCCCATGCGGGCTTGCTTTGTTTTACTCTCAGCCTGAGGCTGAGGGATCATGAGGTGGCTTTAGCAAGGGTGCCACCACGGAACGTCAGCGTGACTGTGCTGAGCTCTCCGAGGCTGGCTGCAATCGGTGTGTGGGTTTCGAGGTATGCGCCTGTGAGCGTGTAGGACGGATTGGTTGTACCAACAGCTGCGCTGGACGGTTTGAGCACGAGGTTTGTGGTGGTGCCGACAAGGTTGTAAATCGTTGCTTCAGTTTCAGTTGCTGCAAAAGATTGGTACAGGGTAACGGTCACTTCGTTGTTCTGCAGTCCGCTGGTGTATTTGCGTGCGGTGTCACCGAATGCGGTGGACTCGAGCGCTTCGGCCGTGTAGGTCACGGTTGCGCTGGTGCACTGGTCTGACAGATCGACGCTGTTGATTGTGACCGTTGGGTTAGAAAGGTAAGTGCTGGTAGGCATTGTCAGTCCTCGGATTTCTTTTTCTTGGTTTCCTCAACGACGAAACCGCCGTCAATAAGTGCCGGGACGTTTACACCCTCAGCTTCAGCAGCTTCAGCGTCAAACACGTCACCGATTTTGCCGAGTCTCTCGGACGCAATCTTGTATGCCATGTTGTCGCCTCCTATGCCGTTTGAGCTTGTAGGGAAATAGTAACTGTGTACGACGGGTATTCTACCCCACCGATCAACGTGTTAGTGGGACGACCGTCAGTCACCGCCACTTGCTTTGCTAAAAGCTTCGCTGCGATCTCAAGCGCTGGCCGTAATGCGTCAAGGTTGCCAGGGCCTATGGTCAGGATTATGCAACTAAATGTGACTTTGGCGATGTTGTAGTTCCAAGCCTCGAAACTGGGTGCGTCAATAAATACGCAGGGTGGTTGCAGGTTGCGTGGATCTGTCACGACGTTTAGCCCTGAGATCGTGGCAAGGGTGGCTGCGAGGTCGTCTATGGCCTCGTTAAACAGGTCTGTGTACGCCATTAGGCGACCGCTGGTCTAGGAATACCCAGCAACTGCTTCATAATCGCTGAAAGCCCTGTGGGGGTTGCTGTGCCCATTTCGGTAAATGACGCAAACTCGTTCACGCTGGAGCGCTGACGGTAAAGCGCACCGCCGTACATGATCGTGCCCAGGGTGACATCGCCCGACGGGCTGGTCGTGAGGCTGTCCACGTACCCGGCTTCCTCACGCCGACGGTAACAAAAAGCGTTTGCGGCAGCTGCACATTGCACCAAGAATGCTGCGTCGGCCACTGACACGGACGTGAACCCCAGCCAGTCCTCGATCTGTTGATCGGTCACCCAAGTACAGGTCGGGCTTGTGGTGATCGTGCCGACTGGTATTGCAGCTGATCGGTTTAGGTCGTCGCCTGCGTCATAGAACAGCACTTGGTTGAGGATCGGTGCGTCGTAGTCAAAGATGAAGTCGCCCTCAGTGTCGGTACCTAGGTACTCGAATTGTGGAAGTGCCCTGACGGTGTGTGTGCCGTTCAGGCCGTGTCCTAATCCTGTCAGCGTGATTGACTGCCCTACTTCTAGGTCAATGTCTCGCAACAGTTCCACGACTGCATAGTCGTCTATGCGTGTGTGGAATGTGACGCTGGTTGTTGTTGTAGCCATGAGGCAAGCCTCCTTTGGCTATCAGGCGACGACGATGTACTTGACCTGGTCTGCGTCAGCAATGAATGTGGACACGTAGCCGTAGTAGCTGAACGTGCGACCAAGGGTGCCCGGTACTTCCACGCTGAGAATGCCACGCACTTGCTCGTAGAACTCGATAGCAGCACCACGTGCCACAAACAAGGAACCACTAGCAAAGTTGCGGTCAGCGACGAGGTTCAATCCGAATGGGTTGAAAGTGTTTGCCACGGTAATGTTTGCCGAACCTATGCCGTTTACGCCCATGAGGCCAGCTGCGCCAGCGTATGGGAAAATTGGTCGCTTGTCCACGTCAAGCTGTGATCCGAGCTTGCTCCACACGTCAGGTGAAACGAACAGGTGATCGGGCAAGAAGTTTGTTGCGTTGAGAATGTCGGTTGCTGCGTCGTACAGTCCTGCAATAAGCGAAGTCGGGTCGTTAGCCGTGACGGTCCAGGTTGAACCTGACGCTGACGCACCGCTGGCAATAGCGTCGGCTGCTACGTCGTCGGACTTAAGCATGTATTGGCCAGCAAGGTCACGCAGGATGATTTCCATTGCACCGGGTGACGTAAAGTCCACGTCCTGAACGGACAAAGTCACTTGCCCAGCGAGGGTCGTCTTGGTTACCACGTTCGACGCAATTACTGGGGTGGTTGCCGACACGGCTGCGAGTTCGGGTGACTGTGCAGCAACGCTTGGGTGGGTAGTCCAGGTCGGACGAATAAAGGTTTTGCTGTTGCCTCCATCGGGCATGGCACGTGCGCCGACTGCTGCGACGACCGGGCGAATGTAGTTGAGGTCCTCAAACACTGGGCCGAGCACTGGCACTGGCAAAAGACCCGGTGTGTCGGTGGTAAGTACGTCACCTGCAGCTGCTTGGAAAGCGGAACGGTTGGCGTGGCTGAAGTCGGCTACTGCCTGTTGCACGTTGCGGAGGGTTTCGCCACCAATGTGCATGGCTGCAAGGTATTCACCTGCTGTGGGGAGATCAAACTTGCGCTTTGGCTGTGCAAACACGGTAGGAACGATCTGTTCCGGACCTGCTGCTTCAACTGCGATTTCTTCTGACACTGGTTCCTCCTCGACGGATTCTGATAGTTCAAGTTCTGCGTCGGGAGCTGTGTCGGCTTCGCCTTGGGCTGCAGCCACGTCTGTGATACTAGCACCACTGAATGCTGGAACAGGGACAAGACTTAACTCAACCCATTCCGCTGCGGTGATAACTAGGGTGCCGTCGTCGTCACGGTAGAACTCTTTGGCGTTTACGCCGACCGATACCGAGTCCAAAACACCAGCCTTGGCCAAGGTCAGGGCTTCGTCTCCTGCTTGGGTTTCTACGACTGACGCAGTAAACAGCATGCCGTCAGCGGTGTCGGTACGCCCGGTAACTAGGCCTACTGGCTGTGTTGAGTCGTGGTACATGAACAGTTTTGGTGCTTTGCCGTCGGTCGGTAACGATCCAGCAGTGAATTTAACGGTGGTGCCGTCGGTGACCGTCGCTGCCACGTTGTAGGGCACAGCGATACCAGTGATTGTCCGTCGGGGTTTGTCACCAGCTGCTGCTTCAACTTCTACAGCAAAACCTTGTGCAAGTTTGAGTTTCATTAGGCGTTCTCCTCCTGGCTGTTTTCTTCCATTGACTCGTCAGCGACCTGCTGCTGCTGGGTGCCTGTTTCTTGTATGTATTCGTCCTCAATCATGCCCGCCAAGTATTTCTCAATTTCGAACCGTGCGTACGTGCCACGTGGCAGGACGTTGTTCATTGACAAGGTTTGGCTTACGCATTCCATGTACAGACGTGCACCAAAAATGTAAAGATCTTCACGTGCGGATCGTGCGTTTTGGTAGGAATAGGAGCCGATGTTTACGCCAGCAAGGTATGGCGGAATGTTGCCCAATCGGCACATTTCTAATGCCTGATAGTTGGCTGACTCAATCATGAGCATGTTGTCGGGCAGTGCTTTAGTTTCTTGGTATTCCAAATACTCGTTAAGTGCAGCGGTCTGGTTTTCACGTCGAGCACTGTTAAACGCAGCTGACAGGTCGGCTAGTTCTTGGGCTGACAATGGCTCGCCACCTGTTTGACGCAGTACGCCTGACGGCATTGACGACTCAGCGTTCCGGTACCTGCTGGCTTCTAATTTGAGTGCTGTTTTGACTGCGTTTGTGGACTGGTAAACAATCCCTTGTACTGGGCTAATAAACTGCACCAAGTCTTTGGGGTCCATCATTCCGCCCTGGAAAAACACTTGATTTGACGGTGCAAACCACACTGGCCCAGCCTGATCTTGTGTCGTAATCGACGCTGCAGGTAGGCGTGTAAACGTCGCTGGGAAACCGTCCTGGGTGCGACTTGAAATGTACCAAAACGCACGACCATAAAAGAAAAGATCGTCCAGGGTCCATGCCATAAGCGTGGCGTACGGTATGGACGGATCGGGCTGACGCAACCATGAACGTGGCGCTAGCTTCTCCTCGCTCATTTCGGTTTCTTGCTCGTCCCACACTTCCCGGTACATGCAAAGTGGGGTGCTGGCAATAACGCTGGCCATAAGGTCACGGCCACGTGCCAAGGTCGGTACGGACATGGCAGCGTTACGTGCTTCGCCCTCGATGTACGTGTAGTACTGGCCGACCATGTTGGGGCCTGACATGTTCGCCGAATAGCCCGATCCTGCAGCTGCAGCCTTGCTGGGTGCTGGCGCTTCCGTGCTGATCTGTGCTTTGGTTTCTCGTTTTGTGAAAATGCCCATGAGTCCTCAGTGAGCCTGGGCTCCCGACGAACCCAGACTCTGGGGTATTCTACCCCCGACCTACTACCAGTAAAGGTCTTTGTGCCCTAGTGGGTCGGCTGACCATTGCTGCAGCCCACACGAGACAGCGTGTCAATTCAATCGGGCCCGGTGACTTTTGTGACGACAGCACTGCACCCTGGACTGTTTTGACAAGCACTGCACGGTTGACGTGTTCAGCGAGGATCTGTTCGCCACGGTGGTGCACTCGTTCCTCGGTGATCATTGTGCGCACTAGACCTGTGTACTTAAGTAATTCGTTGTAGCCCACGATCGTAAAACGCTTATTTGTGAACGGTGGCAAATGGATCTCCAGCGACGGTGTAACAGCCAACATGACTGCGTGATCTGTCATGACACGCTGCACTTCGGCCCAGGCTTCGGCTTCGGTACCGACCACAAACTCAACTTTGCAGTGCACTTGGTCGCCGTCTGCAGCTGCACGAACACCCACAAAGCGTGAGTCGTCCAAACTGGTTTCTATAGCCAAGACACCCCCTGCCGGCATTGGGTCTTTGGTTTCTAACGCAGCCCACAGCCCTGGCTCCAGCCATGATCCTGCAGCACTGACCCATTGGTTTAGGTGGGCTCTCATAAACTGCACTTTGTCGGGTGCGTTGTGAGCTGATCGTAAACCGTCCATAGTGATGGTTTTCCCAAGGGCAGGGTTTGAGTATGGCCACCAGCGTTCGTCGCCTGGGTCCATGCCGGGTGGCACCGACCACTCAGCGAAGTACAGATCGCCTGGCGTGCTTTTGTCAATCATTGTTAAGGCTTGTTCACGTAATTGTTGAAATACTGTGGATGACTCGTCGCCAGCGGTGGAGAACAGCAACATAAGTGGGTTAGGTACTGCGATCTGTGACGGCCTAAGTGCACCGAACACTGCAGCTTCGGTTAGCGCCCAAAGTTCGTCACCAAGAATAAAGTCATAGGTGCCGCCGTGTTTTTTGCCTGTGGACGCTGTGACTTTCCAAGTAGATCCGTCAGGAGCGGTCACAAAGTTACGGCCGTACGCTCGGGTGACTTTGCAGCTGAAACGTTCCTCGAGCACGTCAGCAATAGCAGC